TCACTAACTCTGCCAACGGAACAGAGCCAGCACGGCCATTCAGCCAATGACCCAAATTCCAGTTTACGGAGTCTGACCAGATATCGGAACGATACGGAAATGCAGGATAAGGGCGAGCGTCCCAAGTCCATACACACATTTCCGAAGTTGAAATCATCCGGCTGGGAGAAGTGGGAGAGTTGTCTCTCCAATAAGTGATCATTGCCTCATAGTAAGAACGTTGAATTTGATCGTCTCTGTTTCCATTAGAGAAATAAGGAACGAAACTTTCAGATGATTTCGGATCAACGAATACGTTCGGTTGATTTGTCCCTTTGTCAATAGCTGGAACACCGAATTCTGAGAAACGAATTCTCTTTGAGCCAGCAGTCCAAGAAGAAGGAGTAGCAGACCTGACTCCCAGAGGGCGCGGATGGTGAGCGTTGGACCACCAGTTCCTCATGTCTTTTTGACGGAAAATCCAAGGCTCACTGTGAGCAACATCTTGGATCACAGTTCTCGTCTGAGAGACACGATCTGCTGAACTCGCGTAGAAGTAATCGAAGAGTTCCCCACCCTCGATTTGGCCTTTCAGGTAAGTCTGGTCGTAGATGTATCTCGCCCTTGGGTTTCCATAGGCATCATTTCCTTCACCAAAGTCAAGATGAGTCGTTCCATCTCGCCAATCAGAGATAGGAATATAATTGTCTATTCCGATATGATCACAATCTGCATTCGACCAGATTGCATCTAAAGGAAACAGGACATCTCCTGAGGCGTCCTCTGGGCGATGAGAATGATATTCGCTCCAGTCAGCAGCATATGAGAGTTCCACATGGGTCATTGAATAGCTGTCGAAGATCAGACGGACATCGTTGAGAATGGATACGAGAGCGGCTGTCCCAACATAGACGCCAGCATTGTTCCTCACTCTGTTGATACCAACGAGTTCTGTTCCAATATAGAAAGTCTTGAAACGTGTTGGGGTATCACTCGCAGCGGCAGCAGCAGCGCACAGATGGGCATAGAAGAAAATGAAACGACGATATCCCCAATCACTAGCAGATCCTGAATAGGTTATCCTAGTCCCAGTGTTCGAGAATTGAGTTCTTGTGACAGAACCCATATAGGCATCCATCTGCGTCCCAGCGGCAGCCGTCTTATCGACAGAGGGCGCAGAAACTGTAATTCTTCCTCTCCATGGGAAAGTCGGCTGACCAGTCGTCACTCCATCAGTGTTCGGAAGAGTGTTACCAGAGACAATGTCCATCAATATAAACGGATAGAAATGAACATCGAGTTCTGCCGTATTTATCGCGTATAGAATTGCCTCTGTTACTGACCAATCAGCAGGAGTTCCTCCGAAATTAGGACTGCCTCCAGCATCTACAGAAACGACATCTGCATTGCTTCTGTTCAAGCCATTGACAGTCCAAGTGTCGTCGGTCGATTCTGTGAAACCATAGTTGGAGTCTATCAGTCCTTTTATCCCAGAGACGTAATTGCTGTCGATAACTGGTCCGAACTCTACTTTAGGTTTCGTAGTTGCAGAGCCAAGACGTAGATCATTTCCAAACCAAGATATCACAAGATTCAAACTTGTGACATTCGGCAGTTGTGACTTCAAATTCTCCATAGACCATACAAAATCAGTTTTGTCTGCACTGAGATTAGTGTTTGAGAAGCTGACTTGATCATTCACCAAGGTTACAGTCGGAGTCGTTGCGTAGATTTGTTCACCAGTTGATGGGATCAAGTTTACGCTTTGAATCAAGTTCTCTAGCAAGTCTGCTGACGGATCGTTGACAGGAACATTGATCTCGGCCGTTATCATCGGAATACGATTGCCGAATTCTGTGAGTTCAAGTTCTTCAAAAACGATGTAAGTAATTCCTCTAAAAGCAGAGGCTAATGTTGCTCCTTCGACTTGCGAAATCTTCGGGTCAACTGTCTGTGTGTTTGATCCAGGATAAAATCTATAGACAATTCCACTGGTCTCAATGAGACGATTGTCTGCCCATATACGCCCAAGAGAAGCACGAGGATTGCCCTCACAGAAAGCGAAAGCTACACTCACGAAATAGGTGTATACGGTGGTTTTGACTTTATTGCCACCGCGCCCCTTTCCACCTGCACTTTGAGTCGTGGTAGTAGAAACCTCACGAAAATTCGTGGCCCATATCATGTTCCCACCGAGACGAGAAGTCCCAAACAGTCTCTTTACAGGCTGACCTTCGGAAGACGTGCTGAGATTGATGCTCTCAAGTCTTGGTCCTTCTTGACTGAAATTCTGTGAAAACAGCCTGCTGTCAATGAAGCTACCAATCGCCGAAGCTGCCAGACTCGCTGCGAACAAGGAAAACCCTGTGAGACTAGAACTTGCAACCGCCGATGTGAGAAGAAGAGCGACCATTCATTTGAACCTGAATTTACCGACGAGTTTTTTATTCCACCAGTCAGTGAATTCCTCTTCTCTTACCATGTGATTCGAATAGGCGTGAATCATGACCTTGTTTCCGATGTAGATAGCGCAATGCTTTACAGCAACGGTCGGTCGCATACGAAACATTAAAACCTCGGCTTGCTCAACGCATGTTACCGCATCAAAGTGTTTCTTAGCAATAGCCAAGAGTGGGTCATCAGTTCTGTGGTCTCCCCAAGATGCTGTATAGTTCGGGGCTTCCTCTGGCTCTGACCGTTGGTAATGGGTGCGCCACACGCCTCGGAGGAGGCCTAGACAGTCGCAACCAATACCAATCTCAGACATCTGGTGCATGTAAGGAGTCCCGAGCCATTCACGAGTAATCTCTGTTATGCGATCACTCATTGAAAATGCTTTGACCAGTTTGTGATCCGTCTCTCAAAGCATAACGAGTGAGATAGTCCGACCCAGGAATGAAATTGAATCCACGGAAATTCACGATGTTCGAGAACTTTGAAGCGCAAGTCGTATCATATTTGTTGCAGCCAGCGATGACATTAAATGTGTCGCTGTTTGCGATGTCGAAAGACGGCTGATCCCACAGGATTAGCAGTCCTGGCTCGTGTCTCTTGACTTCGAACTTCAATTCGTCGTTCGCCCCGCTGGTGAATTCCAGAAGTCCAAAAGTGTAATATCCACTCACATCGTTTGAGAGTCCAGTGACAACCATCTGGCGATTATCAACCACACTTGTCACTGTTCCAGAACTGTCAAAAGAAGCCGGGTTTGCTCCACAGCGAGAGTCACCGAAAATAGCATCACAAGTTCTTGAATATACCCTTCCGGTGGTCTGTTGAAGTCTCTGGCTCTGCGAACGCAATTCAGCATCGAAGGCGAGTTCGCCTCTTTTGACCTGACCAAGATTTCCCTTGTTGAGGAGGACTCTCTGCGAGACGTTTTCGAAATTCACCCAATAGAGCTCTACTTGGGCATCATCATATTTGCCGGAAGCGAGATCGTTTTCGTTGATAGTGTCACTGCTCAATGCACCTTCGACATTTAGGTTATCGACAGATAGACCAATGCTTGAATCTATCTTTGTTGCAGTAAATCCAGAGTCTGCCTCAAAGGTAACAGAGTCGAAAGTCAATGGAACATCATGCTCAGTGAAACCTTGGACCACGCCGTCCAGTCTAGTGACTTTCCAACAGTGAGCCATCGTTACTTGACGCGTATCAAGATGAGTCTGTAGAGCAGAAGGGACTGACTTGCTCATATGCGAATCTCCATGATACTCAAGTCAGGGACCTGTCCAGAGTCGAATAGTTCCACGTTCACAAGAATTTCATCTTGATCAAAACGAACCGGCACATCGAATTCGAAACCGGCAGTCACTGGCAAAGTGTCTCCAGGGGCAACGACGAACGTCACCAGACCAGTTGTCGTGTCAACAGTGTAGTCAGTCGTTATTGTCCTCGCAACTCCATTGACCGCAATTGTCAAACTTCCAGCGACTGGTTTCTTGATTTCTCTGGTGTAAGGGCTTGAAGACGAGGAGTATAATTTCGTCAACTGAAAGACCGTTATCACACCGTTACCAGTTCCAATCTGTTGATCAGCATTGGTGATAGTAGATGTTGGCGATCCAGATTTGTAGTCTGACCAATCTTTCCAACGAAATCCATGGAGTCGACCACGACGGGCTTCAAAGAATTCAATGGCTTGATAGAGATGCTCCATATGGCGAAGGCCAAGTCCAGCGTTGTATGAACGGCGAGAATTAGCCCAAAGAGAATTACGAAACTCAAATCCCGAACGAAGGGTCACTACGTCTGTAAGACGACGGGGTCCACCGCTTGAGCCGCGACTGATGTCACTTGGAAAAAGAACTTCGTGAAAAGCCATCACATGTTCCTTCTACCAGAACTGATCATACGAGCGGCACGAGCGGCAAGCTGACTTTGACTTGCTTGGAATGATTGTGCGTCGGGAGTGGTTACGTTGAAGATCACAGTCGTTCCTGCATTACCACGACCGCCGCCGGGCTCTTCTCCTCGAGGAGTGATTTCAACATGCTCACCATCTTTCAAACGAAGCGGAACAAGACGATTGTCATGACCTGTCAACCCACCGAAGCCTGAACTCGGTCCCACTTGGAAACTTCCACCAGCCGCCACTCCTGGGATAGCCGCCGCTCCGATCCCGAATACGCTGTCAACAACGCCCCCAAGAAAACCAGAGAAGGCTCCAAAGAGACCTTTCTTAGTGCCACCACCACCGCCGCCGCCGAGCCCGGTTTCACCGCCGAACAACTGTTGGAAGGCTTGAGAAACGACAAGCTCAACTATCATCTTGTTGATGTTGCGGATCAGAGAGCCGAAATCTGCAGTTCCATCGATAGCAAGATCAGCGATCGCAGACGACATACCATCGAAGGCAGTCGTAACGATATTCTCCATTTGCGAGGCTGCATCGGCAGTCTGCTCGATGATTTTGAGGAACCCTCTCTCGAAACCGGCTTGCATCGTGGTTTGACTTTCAAGGAACCGAATGCGAGCAGTAAGTACGGACTGAGAGAATTGATCTTGATTAAGAGTTCCTTGTTGCAGCAGTTCATTGAGAATTTCCATTTCCATGGTATAAGTTCTCAGCGGCTCTAGAAGAGAATCGACGATCTTCAGTTTTCTTTCCATTGCATCGGAGATTTCTTCAACAGTCTTCGCAGC